GGTAGGGTGTAAGGTTTAATAGTTTCCTTGCACCCCTACCCCTTTTTTATTTTTATCTATGCATATGCATATGCATATAATTTTTTTGTTCAAAGCTATGCATATGCATACGCTTATGGTATGCTTATCGTATGAAAGATATAAATATAGAAGTAAATGTAGATGACTTACTTAATAAAGCCACCAAACAAGCAATAGGTGGAACTGTGTCTTGGTATAAAAGATTACCTAAAGAAGCAGTAACTTTTATAGATGAGTTATCTAGCAGGGTTGTAAATGAAGGAGCAAAAGCAAATGCTCGTGTAGTATCAGAAATATTATCTAATGAGTTTGACTTTGAAGTTTCTTATAGCAGAGTTAGACATTGGTTAGTTAAATTGGAAAAGCAATATGCCGAAAAACAATCAGAATAAAGAACTAGCTAGGCTCATAGCTGAAGCTGAGAGTGATAAGCTCAAAGAGTTAAAGCGAACTAATGAACGCTTATTAAAACAAATTGACAAACTTAAAGATAAAAAAGCAGATATGATTGAAGCAGTTTATCAAGGTGCTAGAGATGGTATGAGTACTCTAACACTTCCTAAAATAAGCAAACCTAAAATAAAAGCTAAGAAAAAAGACACCGAGTTATGTGTGCCTTTGCTCTCGGATATACAACTTGCTAAGAGAACCACAGACTATGGCACTGAAATTGCAGAGAAAAGAGTTATTGAGTATGCACATCGTATAGTCAAATTAACTCATATACAAAGACAGTCGCATACTGTAGACAAATGTGTGGTACTTGCTTTAGGAGATATTGTTGAAGGAGAACTTATATTTCCAGGGCAGGCACATTTAATAGACAGTTCTTTATATAGACAGGTAACAGTTGATGGACCAAGAATATTACATGCATTCTTTAGTATTTTACTAGAGGCATTTCAAGAAGTAGAATGTTATTGGGTGATTGGTAATCATGGTGCATTGGGTGGTCGCTCAAGGCGTGATTACAATCCTGAAACTAATGCAGACAGAATGTTAGGAAAAATATTATCAACTATGTTCGCTAACGAAAAGCGAATTAAATTTAACATTCCTGAAGGTGTTGACCAACACTGGTATGCAGTAGCAGACCTAGGTGAGAAAGCAAAGTTCTTTTGTTTTCACGGAGATAATATTCGTGGAAGTATGGGATTACCTTTCTATGGTTACAATAAAAAAATATTGGGTTGGAAAGCTTTAGCTTCACAAGGGCTAATGGAAGACTTTACCCATGCAGTATGCGGTCACTATCACACACCAACATCACTATATATTAATGATGTTCGTGTATGGGTAAATGGCTCTACTGAAAGTTATAATAGTTATGCACAAGAACAGTTAGCGAGTATGGGTAGACCTTCACAATATTGTTTGTTTGTGAAACCTGATAAAGGTGTAACTGCAGAATACTTGGTTAACTTAGAGGAATAGTAGATGGCAAAAACATTAAATGTTAAAGCTGTTGAGTTCGCAGGAGTTGGTACTATACCAAAACTCTTGATTGAAACTGACGGTGAATACGAGCAA